GATCGCCGGGTGCTCGTGCAGTTCGAGATAGGCTTGGTAGATCGCCACTTGCGCGGCGTAGATGGGCTTGGAGATGGTCAAGCCCTTTTTCTCCAGGTCGGTCCAGGACTTGTTGCCAAGGCACTTGCACTCCCAGAGCGCGGGGTAAGCGAAGCCGTCTGGGCCCCCGACAATGACGCCGTCGACGTGGCCCTGCAGGCGACCATCGGCCACCGAGAATCCGAACTGCTCGCCATCGGCCTTGCGGGTGCGCAGGTCAAAACCTGCGTCCCGCAGCCACGCGACCATGCAGTCCTCCATGACGTGGCCACGCTCGAAGATGCGCAGCATCCGGCCCGGGATATCCCGTCCGTGGTCGATAGGAGCCTTGGCGTACTCGAACTGCAGCGCACGCTCGCAGGCCACGCCGAGACGCGAGGCCCCGAGGTACTGGCGCTCGGACTGCTGGGCGCGGGCGCGGTGCATCCCTGCGTCGACCAGCGCAGTGATCTGACCCGATATGCTCGAAGTGGAGTTGAAGTCCATCATGGCTTCTTCCCCTTCGGTTCTTCCCAGGGCAGGTCGTCCTCCAGATCCGCGAACGGATTGGCGATGTCGGGTGCCAGCGGATCGGGCGCAGGGGTCATCCCCCGCACCGGCGGGTACTTGGTGGCCTCGTGGTGCGCGACCATCGCGTCCGACCAGCAGGTGACGATTGCATCGATCACCCGCAGGGCCTCGGCTTCTGAGTAGTCGCCCAGCGGCTTGGTGAAGCCGATCTCGCCTGCTGCCTCGCCAAAGGCCTTGAGGCAACGGCGCATCGCGGCCAGTTCGACATCAGACGGATCAATCATGGCGACCTCCGTCTTGTCGATGCGACCTTCCCTGGCCCGCTGCCAGTTGCCGTACAGCGAGTGAAACGCGTCCTGACAGCGACGCGAACAGAACACCCAATCGATGGGGTAGCGCCGGGGATCGCCCACACCGTGGCGGTTGTCGGTGTGCCCGTAGCCCCGGGCCTGTCGTTTGCAGACCCAGCATTTCACGCCCCCTCCTCGAGTTCATCGAGCAGCAGGCCCAACTGCAGGGCAGCGCCAGCGAAGGCGGCTTCGCAGCGACGCTTGAAGTCGGGGTAGCTCATCGAGCTGCGCGCAATCGCCGTGACGGCGTGAATCTGCGATTCCAGATGCGCGAGTCCCTGATCGGACAGCCACTGGTGGTGCTTCTGCGAGATGCCCTTGCGATTGCGGATCTCGCCCAGCAAGTCCTCCGGCAGCACCGGCCCGTAGACCCAGCGCAGGGTGATCTGGCCGACGACATGCGGAGGGTTCTGGTCGTGGCCCTGGTACTTCCAGCCGAACAGCCGATAGATGGCGCGGTAGTAGTCCGGGTGGAAGCGGCGTTCCCACGATGCGCAGGACTGGCGCAACAACTTGGAGATCAGTTCCTGCAGTGCATCCGGTGCGCGGTGGTGCTGGTAGCCGGTGGCCTCGTCGATCAGCGCGACCTCACCAGTGGTGGCCAGCGCCCGCATGATCTTCATGCAGTTGGGGACGATGCCTCGCCGGGCTTTGTGCAGCGTGCCGTCGATGGCGGCGTTGACGACAGCGGACGCAATATCGGCAATGATGCCGGCGGGGAAGAACTGCGCCTTTTGCCCCGAGGGAAGCAGAATTGTCGCCTCTTGTTTATTCAATGACGACAAGGAGTTAGGTGCAACTTCCCGCAAAAAACCGGCAAAACGGTCACCCCTTTGGCGCTCGGCAAAACCCAGCAATTTCATGAGCTGGCGGCGGACATAGCCGCGCTCGCCGCCATTCAGGACGACGGCCTCGCATTGCAGGTCGCCGAATCGCACAATGCCGCAGTGGCTGGCAGTGAGAATGGATGCGTTCATGGCGACCTCCCTCACTGCGCCCACGACGGTTTGCCCGTCACGGGTGCGCGTTGCGGAGCCGGTGCCTGGTACGCGGGCGCTGCCTGCGCCGGAGCGCCGGAAGTGCCGCCGCCCGAGGCCTTGGGCGGCACACCCATCAACTTGGAGTAGTCGGGGTGATCGGGTTCGACCGCCACTTTGACCACGTTGCGGTCTTGGCCCTTGCCGTCCTTCTCGATGTCGACGCGGGCGAGGAACTCCAGGCCATCCAGTTCGTGGAAGCCCTGGATGCGGCGCGCCGCCGAAGCCTGCGGGCTGTTGTCCTGTGGGTGGACGTTTCGGGCGCTGTTGAGCGCGGCGCGGATGAAGCTGCGCCCCATCTGGCCCCAAGTCGGGCCCTTCTTGGAGAGCAGGCCAATGTTCGACCACATCTTGCGTTTGGCATGATCGCCAGCGGTGACCACGAATTCGGCGGCGAGATAGATGGAGCCGGTGTCGAAGGACTCGGTGGCATAGCCGCCGCCCCAGCCTTGAGCGGGATCGTCGTAGCCACCGGGCTTGATGGTCATGCGCACCGGCACCACGGTGCCCTTGGGGATCAGATCAAAGCCGGACTGCTGGGCATCGGCGTCGTTGAAGTCATTCCATGCGGTCATTGCGATTACTCCTGAGATTCGATGTGTGTATGGGTGACGGCGCTGGCGGGCGTGGCGGATGCGCCCGCGCACTTGGCGATCAGCGAGCCGAGATGCGGCGGCTCCAGCAGGTCGAGGCGACCGCTGCGGTCTTTGGCCGGAAAGCCGTAGGGATTGACGGTGTGCGTGACGAAGGCGCGGTAGGAACTGCCGTCCTCGGCCTTGATCTCGGCCAGCGTCACGACCTCATCGACGATGCCGGGCAGCTCCAGACTGGTCTTGCTGCCTTCGATCTGCGGGACGAACACCTTGCGGTTGTAGTCATCGAGACGTTCGTCGAGGATGGCCACGAACACGACGTTTTTGCCGCGTGCGTGCTGCAGGTGGGTCAAGGCACTGACCATTTCCTGGCCCAGCAAGCCGTAGGCACCGCGCAGATCAGGCTTACCGGAGCGGTCGCTGGTTGCACCGGGCTGTGTCTTGCACCACGCGAAGCACTGGCGGGACAGCTGCGTGATCGAGTCGAGGAAGAAGGTCTGGTAGCGATCAAGCTGCGTCGCATCGCCGAACTTTTCGATGACGTGGTCGTAGTGCGCCTGCGAGAAGGCAGACTCCGGCGGCAGTGACTTGTCCGGGCCCGCGAGGAACACGAAGAAGTCGCGGCTCTCCGGCCACGATGCCGGACGGATGGTGTCGCCCGGCCAGTCGGCCACCGCCAAGTCACCAGCCTCGATGTCAATGAACAGCGTGGTCTTCGGATCGAGGTCTTTGAGCCGGGTGGTCTTGCCGATGCCGGACTTGCCGAGCATCAGCAGCTTGACGCCCTTGCGCTCGGCCATCCGCTCGACGGCGGACACGATGGGGAGCTTTTTCATGCCTCACCCCCATCGGTGCTCAGGGTGAAGGACGGCTTGCCGGAATCGACCGTGCGGGCTGCCGCGAACTGCTGCTGCAACGCAGGGGGCCAGTTGATGTACCGGGACTCGGACACCGAGAGCTTGACGTCGAGGTAGCCCTCAACCTTCTCGCCCGAGGCCACGATGCGTTCGGCGATTTCGCCCAACTGCTTCTGGTTCCAACTGACCTTCTTGGGCAGCTCAAACTTGATGCGCAGCGGGCCGTCGCTGATGTGGGCGGTGCCGAAGTCGCGGCCGGATTCACGCAATGCAGCGCGGCCCTGATCGCCGTAGCACTGATCCAGCGCCGCGTCGAACTTGGTGCGGGCTTTCTTGAGCCAGTCGATGGCGGCATCGAGGTTCTTGTCGACCTCGCGCTTCTGCTCAGGCGGCAGCGCGGCCAGTTGGCTCACGGACATCTCGGCGATGTCGGCGGGAAAGATGGTCAGATCGCTCATGGCCGTCCTCCTCACTGGTACGCCCGAGCGAAGGTCGAGTAGCGCGAGACGCGCCGCTCAAAGGCTTCGATTTCGGAGATCAGGTAGGTGACGCGCGCCCCGAGCTTGCAGAAGACGGGGCCGAGCTGTTCCTGCCGCCAACGGCGCAGGGTCTTGACGGAGAGCCCCCAGCGGGTGGCGAGCTCGTTCTCGTCAAGGGCGATGCGGGTGACGCCATCGGGAAGAGACCGGGTCAGGCTCCGGCCGGTTTGAACAGATGAGGCATGGTTTTGCATTGCGGAACTCCTTTTGTTTGGGAGTCCCTATTCAATTGCTCTATGCCTTGGGCTTGCGCGAGCGCGTTTTAGGCTTTGGCTGGTGTCGCCGTCGGCGGCCGCCATTCGAAGGAGTCGCTAAGTTGTTGATTTTTAT